CCTTGCGCGCGTAATCGTCGAGAACTGCAACGCAACCTTTCAGCCGCTCCTGCGCCTCAGGCGCACGGTCGGCTCCATAAAAGTCGAGCTTCTGGATTTTAGCCAGCCAGCCCTGAAGCTTCTTGAGATCGACGTCGTTCTCTTCCAGTTCGGCGTAGGTGAAATGGTTAGCGGCCACTTCCTTGGCGACTTCGGCCTCGAAGTCATCGCATTTGTCGATGAACTCTTCATAGGCTTCATCGCGCTCCGCCTTGAAACGCAACAGAACCTTGGTTTCCTGGGCTGGATCAAGGGCGACGGTTTCAAGAATGACCGATTCGCCCTGCGCCTCTGAAATATCGTTCTCCAGCATCTTGAGGCGGCGGACATGGTCGTCGGTCTTCGGCAGAATGCAAACGCCATTCTGAAGATAAATCGCGCCCATGCCCTTCAGCTTGCGCCAAAGAGAAACGCGCTTTGCCGCGGGTTCCGGGGGAACTTTATAGGTAAGAAGGAGCCACGAGGTGTTTTTCATGGATAGTGCATATTGTAACCATCGTAACATTTCAATGAAATTCTTTATTATATATGAAATGAACACATTCGGACAGTGGTCACACACCGAGATGGAAAAAATGCGGCGCGCTCCACGATCCCGTTCACGATGCAATGGCCTATCTACTGATCTGCGAGGCTCCCAACGTTTGTGCCATCGTCCTACGATGCTCGCCTTTAATCGATTTATCCTACGTGCCGCTCCACCCAGTTCGCAACGATCAGCCCCGGCACGCCGTCCACTGCCCGTTCCGCATCCCGCGCCAGATCGAGCCGTTTCCGGAGCTTGACCTGCGGCACCAGCAGGAAGATCGGCACGGTTGCCACGCCGCGCCCGGTTTTGGACTTTGACGCGACAGCCCGCCCTTTCGTGTTCAGCCTCCCCTCAGCCACCAGCAGACTTGGCCCGCGACGGCGATAAATGAATTGCAGGCGGAGGCCCGTGCGACGTTCCCACTCGTCTGGGGTGATCCGGCCGCCCTTTGTGCTTTTGCCTGCGGCAGCGGTTGGGATCGCCAGCCAGAACCCATTCTTGGACCGGATCAGTGGGCCGGTGTCATGCGCGCCGATGATGACTGGGGCGTTGGACCAGACGAGGGCTGCCGCGTTCAGACTGTCGCCGGACTTCGGGAAGCTGGCGAGGCGGATGCTGTTGCCCAACCTCGTGCCCAACCCGGCGCCTGTGATCTGTGCCCGCCAGGCGGATTTCAGAGAGGTGCCAGCCTCTCGCATGGCGGCTGACACTGCCTTTTCACCGGCGGCGATTTCCGCCTGCATCAAGACGGCGATGTCGGGATTGATCTCGATCCTGAGCCTCATGTTGGCCGCAGGTCCAGCGACCAGATCAGACGCTCACGATCCCGCGTGGGTTCTCCCTGAATCGTAAAGCTGTCTGCCCCGACCACGATCAGATCGTTTGGGCGGGGCCCCGGAAGATCTGCGACGCGCACGTCCACCATCATGCTGTCGCTGACAAAACGGGCCGCCCCGAATTCGGTGATGCGGTCCGGGGCGCGACGTATGACACGGATTGGCATTTCCTCTGACGTGGTGGCCGAGATCCACAATGCGGCCACCGCCATGGACGGGTTGGCATAGATGCGGTCCATGGCGGTGGCAAAGACGTTCATGGCGGACCCGTCAGTTCGAGGTGTGAATGCGGATCGCGATGCGCGGCCGCTTGTTCACCGGCAGGATCGAGGCCTCGGTCATCAGGTCGATCCAGCGGCCTTTCTCGTCGAGATGCTGGCGGGCATAGAGCGGCAAGCCCATGGTGTTGGCCGCCTCCAGCAGGTTGGCCGGGCCGCCATAGGTGGTGAAGGTGTCCATGGTGCCGAGCGGGAAGGCGATGCCTTCGCTGGCTGGCACCAGTCGTTCGGTCGCCTTGGTCGAGAGCGTGACGGTGCCCGAGTATTCCTCGAACACGATGCCTGCGAAGGGGAAGTTGCGCCGCACATCCTGGCGTAGGGGCTGCGCGCCTGTGGCGGCATAGAACTTGTAGGCCTCTTCCGTCTTGGGGTGCGCGATCAGCTTGTCGAAGAATTCCCGGCTGACGAGGGCATGCACATCGTTCATGCTTTCACCCAGCAGGTTGTCCTCCATGGCGCGCAAGACCTCGCGGACCTTCCCCTGCACGTTGGTGCCAGCGGTGCCCAAGACAAAATCCACCGAGATTTGCGCCAGACCAAACTCGGTGAAGTAGTTGTAGAGCGTGGTGCCAGCACCATCCTTCACGATGCCACGCAGGGCGTTCATCTCCATGTACTCGCGGGTCTGGGCGTGCTTGCGCCGCATCAGCTGCAGCTTGCGGTTCATCACCTCGACTAGCGGGTCGGCCCCGTCGAACACGCCCAGCGCCGGTTGGCCTTGGATATCACCGGGCAGAATGACGTCATCATGCGGGATCCACGGCAGGGCGAAGCTGCGCATGGACCGGCCTTCACGGGTACCAACCGTGGCGGGGCCGCCGAGGGGAACGGAAGGCAGCAGGTTCAGCACGCCCTCGTATTGCTCGATGATCACTGACCGCTGGCTGACGCCCTCGAAGCGGAACAGGCCGATCTGGCCGAGGCGGGTGTAGAGGTTGGGCAGGATATTGATGGCCTGCGTCATCTCGGCCAGCGAATAGCCGCCAGCGTCAAAGGGATTGCGGACAAGTGTCATGGGGTGCTCCGGGGGAAAGAGGGATGGATGTGGATGCGCCGCGCCGGTGGGCGTCAGACGCCGTCGCGGGCGATGATGCCGACGGCCGCAAGCTGGCCGAGCTTGGTGGTGATCTTGGCGGCGTCATCGACGGTGCCGTCGTAGGCGAGGCCTGCGCGCGATACGATCGAGGGACCACGTGCCACCACAATTCCCGTGGCGTCCGCCAGCGTGGCATCGACGGCATAAAGGAGGACTGCGTTGGCTGTTTGCGCACCGTCTGCGCCACCGCTGGTGGCCAGCTTGTATTTCCCGCTGGCTGTGATGCGCCCGAGGACCGAGCCGACGGGATAGGGCATCCCGACAAGCAAAGTGATCACCTCGCGGGTGTAGTTCGGGTTGACCTCATATTTGAGGACATCGCCCATGCTGGGCTGTTCCGTCAGGACGGGCATTGGTCAGTCTCCATGTTTTGGGATTGGCGGGAAGTGGCGCTGGATCAGCGCTTGGCGTCGGCCGCAGCCTTTTTGGCAGCTGCGATGATCGGGCTGTCTTTTGCAGCCGCCGCAGCCGGAGCGGTGGCGATGATGCCAGCGGCATCGCTGCGGGCGGCCAGATCGGCCAGGACGCGGGCGCGCAGGGCTTCGGGCTTCAACCCGCGCGCGACCGCGTCGGCCGCGTCGATCTGAACCCCGAGCCGGGCGGCTTGGGCACAGACCTGCGCGACCTCGGCTGCTTCTGCACGAACAGCGTCGGCGTTCATTGCCGTTGTGTCGGGTGCCACTGCAACCGACGACACGGGCATCGTTGGTGCGGCCGTCGTTGTCGTCTGTGTGGGATTTGCGACGGCTGTCGGTGCCGGGTTCGGTATATCGGTGGACGTGGTCATCTGTGGACCCTTTCTGCTGGGGGGAGTGGTGCCGCGGGGCGCGGCGGAGAAGGAACGAAAGGCGGTGACGGGATCGGCGAGATCGTCGGCAAGACCGGCGGTGATGGCATCTGCACCACGGAACACCGCCGCTTCCGTGGAAAGTGCGGCGGCATGGGTCAGCCGATCCCCGCGACCAGCGGCCACGGTTTCCGCAAAGAGAAAGCGGACTACCTCCAGCTCGCGCTGCATTTGGTCGTGCACGGCGTCGGGCAGCGGCTGGTAGGGATTGGCGTCGATCTTGTGGATCCCAGCATGGATCAGGGTGACGGCAATGCCCTTCTGGTCGAGTGCCCCGCTCATATCGGTGTGCAGCGCGACAACACCGATGCTGCCAATAGCGCCAGTGCGCGGCAGAATGATCCGGTCGGCTTGAGATGCCAGGACGTAGCCAGCGGACAGCGCGTGTTCGGCTACGAAGGCGTGCACCGGCTTCTGTGCCCGCGCCGCCCGGATGCGATCCGCCAGATCGAAGGCGCCAGCCACCTCGCCTCCAAAGCTGTCGATATCGAGCGCGATGCCGCGCACGCCGGGATCGGACAGCGCGGCCTGCAGTTGGGCGGCGATGCCCTCATAGGAGGTCAGGCCCGAGGATTGCCCGATCCACGCGCCGCGATGCACCAGCGTTCCTGAAATCTCGATCACGGCAATGCCGTCGATCACCGCGTAGGGCTGGGTGCCATTGCGCTGGTGACGCTGCGCAAGGTCATTTCCAAACAGCGACGCCCGGGCGGGCAGGCTGGCGGCAGTCTGGTCAACGGCTTCTGCTTCCAGCCTATGGAAGGTGATTTCCTGCCCCGTGATGCGAGGCCCCAACCCGGACAGAAACGCCAGCGCCTTTGCGGGGTCGACCATCAAGGGTGTGTTGAAGGCGCGCTGGGCGATCTGTGCGTGGTGCATCATGCGCCCTCCTTGGGGTCAGCCTTGTCTTCAGCATCTTCGGGTGCGTCGTCGCCTTCCGCGCCGTCCTGCTTGTCATCCTTGCCGCTGGCAGCGCCTGGCCCCTGCGCCGGAGATCCCGGACGGCGGAAGTCGAGACCCAGTGACAATTCGCGCTTGCGCTCGGCGGCAATCTCGCGGTCGACCTGTTCGGCGTCGTAGCCGCGCTCGGAGATGGCCTGCGTGCGGGATTTCAGCCCGGACTCGATCTGCAAGATCTCTGCCGAGGCGTCCTTCATCGGATCGATCCAGTCCCATTTCGTCGGCAACCAGGCGCAGGCCTGATATTGGCGACGTTGGCTGTCATAGCGGGGCAGATCAATAGCACCGGACAGCACCGCCACATCCATCCAGCGGGACCACACCGCGCGGCACAGCTGGAACACCAGCACGCCATGTTGCAAGGCCGAGATGCGACGGCGGAATTCGATCAGCGAGATACGGGTATTGGAGAAGTTACCCTTGGCGGTGTCGCCGGTCAAATAGCCGTAAGGGATGCCCAGCGCCGCCGCGACTTGCAGGAGCGTGCGGTATTGGAACAGCTCATAGGTGCCACCAGAATCTGGCGTGGACGGGGTCGAGACATCCTCGCCGGGATCCAGCCGTACCACTTGGCCGGGCTCGACTTCCAAATCCTCCTCGGTCGGTTCCAGTGGCGTTTCTGGCGCGGGCGAGGTGATGAACATCGCGAACATTGCCGCGATCTTCTTCCGCTCCAGCTCCGCGTCGTCATAGAGGTCCAGCGTGAACAGCTTGACGATTGCGGCGGCAAAGCGTGACACACCGCGCAACTGGCCTGCCTCGACTGGGTCCAGCACGTGGATCACATCTGCGGCGGGCACACGGACGGTCTCATTGGTGAGGCCGGGGTCGGTCAGATCACCCGGGTGGCGGCGCAGGAAGTGATAGGCGACGCGGCGACCGATGCCGTCGAATTCGATCCCCTGCCGGATCAGCCCAGCGCCTGACAGCGTGCGGTTCATGTCGAGGGGTAGCATTTCAGCGGGGAGCATCTGCAATTGCAGCGGGACGGTTAATCCGTCTTCCGCCCGGCGGGGCCTAATCCGGATGAAGACCTCACCAGATAGGAACACTTCGCGCGCCGCCCGGCGCTGCAGCCCATAGAAGTCTGTTAGGCCTTCGGCATCGGCATCATCGGTCCAGGCCAGCCACAGCGCTTGCAGCTCTTCCTTCTTGGCCGCATCGGCGATGGTCGAGGAGGGTTTGATCCCATCGCCGACGACATTGCTGGCGAAGCTTTCCACCGCATTCGCCGCATAGCCATTGTTCCGAACCAGCCAGCGGGCACGGGCGGTGATGGTGTCGCCCGAGGCTGCGATCAGAGTATTCACATGCGCGCGGCTGGCCCGGAACCCGCGTAGCCGCCGATGGGCTTGCGCGGCATCGAAGCCGCCGATGATCGACCCGATGCGCTGCCGGAATGCCTCAAACGCCATGGATCACAGGCCCTTCGAGGCCACAGTGCCCCAGCGCCGACGACGCGGGGTACCGGTCGTGGCCGTGGCAATCCGGGTTTCCAGATCGCTGATCGCATTCGCCAGTTCTGTGTCCGAGCCGTAGTTGATGGTCTTGCCGTCATAGCTGACCGAGCGGACGCCCGCGTAGCGCGCTTCCTGCAGTGCCGCCAGCAAGGTGCGCATCCGTTCCAGATCCATCTCAATCCCTCATGAAGTTCGGTGTGTAAGCCCGGCGTTTTCGCCGTGGCGTCGTTGGTGTTCCAGCTTTCGGTGCAGTGGGAGCCGCCGGTTCGAGTAGC